TAGTAGGGAAGATGCCTGCACTCGTAAGGTGCGACCATCCTTGCCCCTCCGATGACCACCCGCTGATAGCGTTGGTGATGGTAGAAGGCAAAGGTCGTGTCAACGGGCGCAAGTTGCAGGTCGTGGAAGTACGGTTGGTTCTTGTAGCGTAGTTCGGCTTGCTGGAAGAACAGGGCATCGGTAGGAACATCGTCCGTCCGAATGCCAAGGCCGATTTTGTCCTTGACCGAGAACTTAACCCCGTTAAACGGGTCGCCTTCCTCCTGTTCGTACATATAGGTCTTTTCGGGCAAATCATACCAAAATTCCCGCATACGCAGGAGCGTGTCATCGGGCAGCGCCGAAAGGTCAAGGTCGGGGTCCGTGACGATGTAGTCGGGATATCCCATGTCAAACAACTGCTGCGGGATTTGCGCCTGCCATGCTACGAGGTGGCCGAAGTTGCCCCCCGTGCGGATGACTGCAACCTCATTGGCTTCTATTTTCAACTGCTCGTACCATTCCAGCGTGGGGCCGTAGGTGGAATCGTTGTCCACGATTAGGATGGGTCCAACCCCAGGCATCCGCATCAGTTTCTTGACCATCGCCTTCGGCCAGGTGTAGAGGTTGAAGTTGGTGATGATGACGGGGATTTTGGCCATGGCTAAAATGTGATGACGAACTTATCGGGCGCAGGCCATCCCTTGCAGGAGTTATAGACGGTCATGCCTTCCCGCTTCCCTATCCAATGCTCCGCTTGCCAGCGATGTTCACGAACTGGTTCGCCCAGTTCCCGAATGTGGGATGACTTGGCCCACCAAAAAGTCCCCGCAAAGTAGGGATGCCCGTCGGGGTTGTTGTGGTCTGCAATTTGGGGGAACTCTTCCTTGGTCAGCCAATAGGCTCCGACGGCATCCACATTGGCGAGTTCTGCGATGGCCCGCTCCCATGCGACGATATTGAAAAACACCATAGACCTGCACCAAAGTTGGTTTATCAGGCTCGGGTCGGAACTGCCCTTGGTATGCCCGTACAGGTAGGCCGCATCTTCGGTTTGGCTGGCCTTGTACATCTCGGTGAGCGTCGCCTGCTCCCAAGCGTTGGTTCGGGTGACCACCACCTTGATTTTGGAAGCGACGAGCGAATTGTCCAAGATTTCTTTCACGACCTTCCGCTGGTCGGGAGGGCCAACGATGCCGACCCGAATCTCGTCCAACTGTTCTATCAGCCCGTAGTTGCACAGGGCCATCATGTGCTGATGCATGATAAGTTGCCATTGGCCGCCTCCGCCGCAATAGATGTGGTAGTAGTGGATGAGTTTCATTGGGTGAAAAGGAGGGTTAAAGTACAACCGATGAAATACAACGCCACCAATATCGCAAGGATGGCTAAGGCGAGGTCAATAAGGGATTCTCGGTTCATGGCATAAGGAGGGTTAAGATGCAGCCGACAAACACCAAGGCCAGCACGACCCGACCGATGGCGAGGGCGAGGTCAAGGAGGGATTCGAGGTTCATGCAAGCGTGTAGTTATCCTCAAAGAACTCCTTTGCAACAAGCCATTGGTCTAAATGATTCTTTGAATTACGAGCAATCATGTCGCCATCTTTGGGACTGCCACTCTCTCTATCTTCTTTTGAAATTGACACGGAATCGCTCAAAACTTCACCCACGATGTAAGGTCGCATTTCGGCAAGTTGTTTTTTTCGGTATAATCTAAAGTCGCTCATTTTATGGGGGTTTAAGTTGCCCCAAAGTTACACCACCAAGTACTTCCCCGAGTTGCTGACGGCCAATTTGTTGAGGGCCACATATCGCAGGGCATCGCAGGCGTGATTGTAGGAATCAATCGGGACCCCTGTATCCTTGCCGTCCTTGTCGGTGGCCCAAGTGTAACTGCGGAGTTCCTTAATCAAGTTGACCGAATCCTTGGTCACATGAAGGTTGAACCGCTTGACCACATCTATCCCCTGCCTGACCGAATCGGGTCCCTTGGATGCGGGCTTGATGTTGAATCCGAGCCGATAGATTTCCTCAATGCTCTTGGGTTCTGCGGAATCCGCCACAATCTCCCAAGCCCTTGTGATGCCGAACTCTTTCAGTCGGGTGGCAATGTCGCTATTGGTCAAGCCCCGATGGTAGAGCAGTTCGTGGATGAACAAGTCGTCACCCCTGCGGTACACGGCGACCAATGCGGTGGGGTCGTTGCTGAACCCCCAGTCAAGCCCGTAGGCAACGAATTTCATCGTGCTTGGGTCTATACCCTCAACCACCGTGTAATCGCCGTAGATAGCCCCTTGGAGCGTCCCGACTTGGCCCAACCCGTACACCTTCCACCAGTTGGCCCAATAAGCCGAATGCTCCGCTTTGGCTCGGTTTAGTTCTATATCGTTCCGAATCGTATCAGGAAGCGCTTCGTTGTCTTGGTAGGTGAGGATGAGGAACTCCGCATCGGTTTCGGGCAAGACCTCCGTGTGCGCCCAAAATTCGTGGGTTGGGTTGAAGTCAATGTAGATTTCTTGGCTGGTCCTGATGGCCAACTGGTAGTACGAGTCAAAGTCAATATTATTGGCCTCGTTGATGTATAGGACCTGCCGCCTTGCCCCTCTTAGGCGGGCTTCCGAATCAGCGGAGAAGAACTCAATCGTGGACCCGTTGGCGAAGTTGTACTGGAGCAGGGTCTTGTTCCAGCGGTCGGGAACCCAACGATGGGTCCATTGCATAATCTTGGCGAAGTCCTTGATGGCCCCCCGTCGTAGGTGAGGGACGGATTCGCTGACCACCGATATTTCCGACTTAGGAAACCGAGCGGCGTGGTCAATGAGGACCGCAAGGATGCCGAAGGTCTTGGACGCACTTGTGCCACCTTGGATGACTTTCTTCCGAGCGGTCATCGCCCGAATCTTCTTGATGGCGGTGGTGTACTTAAAGTCCATCGCCAAAAAGCGGCTGCTCGATGGTGATACTCGTTTCCTGCTTTTCCACCAACCCGTTCAAACGCTGGGTGATGGAGGGGTTGTAGATGCCCGCCATACCTCCCTTGATTTGGTCAGCCCGGATGGCTTCCTTTATGCGGGAGCAGACCGTGGTAAATTCTTGATATGTTCCCGTCCGGTTGAGAAAATACTCCTTGCCTCCATCAGCGATTCCTTTGTCCCAAAGATGTAACCGGAACCCTTCCATCGTCAATGGGGCTTCCTTTTCCCGGTAAACCTGCACGGCTTTGGGCCCAATCCAATCCTTTACGAGGATGGGTTGCTCCTTGGTTTTGTCGCAATATTCCGTGAACTCATCCCATAGTTCACCGGGGGTCGCAAATACCCGTGGCCTTCCTGCTCCCATCAGTATTCTATTTTGTCTATGAGCGAATCAATCTTGTTCACGATTTTCATCTTAACCGCAAAGGCGTTGGGCGAGTTGGATTCCTCCACCGCCCCAATGCAGTCGCAGAGGGTCGTGATGACCATCATCAGCGAATCCATGCGGGCTTGGACTTGCGCTTCGGGGTCAGCCTTCGTCGAGTTCGCCAAGTTCTCGGAGTTTATTTCGTGACCACCCAAGGGCCGCTTTGCCACCCCAAAGGAGATAGGAGATGTAACCGCAGTCGCTGGAACTGTCAGCGTTGTCGTAGTAGGTTTCTGCCCGATTAAGGTAGGATTGCATTCGCTTGATGGTTTCAAGGGAAATGCCTTCACCGTTGGCCAACTGTTGCGCCCTGACCTTTCCCGTCTGCGTGGCGCACTTGTTACCGTTCCTCTCGTTAAGTTCAATCCCCCGCTTGGCGTTGTTGCGTACCCCTTCACCGTAGTCGGCGTAAGATTCAAACTGCTGGTCACGGGTTGGGGTTGTTGATGGCATGGCTGACTTGGTGCTGGTTGGCTTCGGCGAACTGGTCCGCTTGTTCGTAAATGTATTGGAGGGCCAATTTTACGCAGTCAGCGCACCACCAATTTGTATTGGGTCGTCCGTGGGCCACGAGGATGGTCTGCAAATCATGGACCGCTTCGGGGGAGAGCCGCATGAACAGGGCGGCTTGGTACTGCTCCCAGTAATGGCGGTGCTTTTGGGCCGTGAGGTATTCCGCTTGGGTCATCGGTTGGTGACTTGGAGGATGACAACGGTCAACCCCGCAGAGGCGAGGCCGTAAACGGGAGCGAGAACCCAACCGCAGGTGGACCAGGTAAGCAGGACCGCCACCCAAAAAGTGAGGCAAGTCACGCAGGAGAACGGCTTGTGCCGGGCGAACCAGGTCTTGTACCA